TCCTCTACCTCACCCATATTCGTTGTTACAATTTTACCTACAGGCTCTGCAACACTAAAAATAATCTCAGTCGGTGCCGTTTCTTCGGTGGATTCGACTGGTTTCTCTTTACCGAGGCCCAGTTTAGCTGCGGAGAACGTAGCAGAGATGCCCGCGGCCCCTGTCTCAGTGAAATATGCCTCTTCCAGCGCCTGTGCTGTTTCATAGGCTTCTGCAAATGCGGGAATCTCACGCAGCCACAGCTTAATAATCGGGATAGTTACACCGATGTGTAAGGCGAAGCGAGCCAGTGATGGCGGTTTATCCGCAATGACTGCTTTGTAGTCTCCGTGCGCTCCTGTCGGCATAGCCTCCCATGACGTGCGGTCGAAGAACTCGATTAACGCGTCGCAATAGTCCGGGTCCCACAACGCGGCGGAATTACGGGACGATTGATAAAGGCTCTGTTTCCCACGCGGTCGTTTACGTCGGCGGTTTGCGCTAACAGCTTCTTCATGTGCAGCTTGCACCACCTCTGGCGATGGCTGCTTGAGTTTCAGCTTCATATAATCCCCTTGCATATGCGTCTGACCATCAGAGCGCACCAGACGCGCCCTACGCGTCTAAATGGATTATATAAGGTGATTGGGCAGGATGTACAGAAAAGCCCTCGGTAGAGGGCTTGTATCAGTTGTATAGGCCGTGGCGTGGTGCTCTTTTACCGTCGCCGCCGTAATGGTCGTTAGCTACGGGAATGGCCCAGGCGTTAGGGATGATTAGTAGTCTCATTTGAAGAAACCATCCTTGACAAGCTGACGGTATAGTTTAGCTGCGTAACGCTCTGCCTGGCCTTTGCGCCGAAATATTTTCCCATTAACTGAATACTTATTTAACTCTGGCTCGTACCAAACTTGGTTGTCGATGAACTCCAGAATACTAATCATTCCCCACTCCCCTCTTTAGCAATACGTTGCTCTGTTTTAGTAATACCCCGGCGCGTGAATAACACCGGGCTTGTCTTAACGTGCGTCATCAGACGATTGTTATAAATTACATGGCGTTCACAATCGACGTCTTTGCTGTACTTCGCAATCGTCATTTCGTTGATGCCGGTTTGTCGGCATGTCTCCGCCATTGTGCCAAATTCTTTAATCAGGTTCGGAATGCTGGTAATCATCCTAAGAAATTCCTCGTTGTCCACATCGCATTCGGATATTTATTATCGCGGTCCTGAACCACAGCAATCATGTTGCCGCGTTGCACAAGGCAGAAGTGCCGTTGCTGCTCACCATTGTACCGGCGCCAGATTGCTTCTTCGATTGCCGCGTTGATGTCACTGAACACTGTCTCTACCCCACATAAACCCAATCAATACGCCGATAAAATAACCTGCTGCGACAAGGCCAATAACCACCTCAAGACTCATACTCAACCCTCCATACTTAATAGCACGTATCCAGGCAGGTAAGCCCCTACGTCCGCAACATGAATGATGCGGCGGTAAACGATACGGCCTGTGTACCCACCGTTTTCGTATTCTCGCAGGCACAGAGTGTCATATTCCTTAAAGTCGCGGTCGTTTAATCGAAGTTCCGCCAGCTTGATTCCAGCCATAACAGGCTCAAAATGATCAGGTAATATCTTCAGTTCGTGAAACATACTTACCCCCCTATCTCATCGCCAAGCCACGCCGTTTCTCGTATATCGTCGACCACACAGGCGGCGTGCTCCCGGCTAATTGCAAAAATGTAGAAGCTAAACTTCTTCCCGTCGGCGTCGATATGGTTAACCGAGTAGGGTTTCCACAGGACACCATCAATTACTACTGGTTTAGGCGACTTCATACGCTTTACCGCATTTTAAGCATGTGACTCGATGCACCCCATCAACTAAATGCAGGCGGTAATCATGCTCGCAGGCGTTCATCTTTTCCTCTTCTCCTCTCAACAACATGAGAAGAACCTTAAATGCGGCTAACTGGTACTCACCGTTAATCGACAGTTGCCCGCCTAACGTCTGTTTCTCTGACTCGAGCACCATAATACGGCGTTCGAGTGATGCGATTGTGATTTTAGGCATTGGTATCACCCTTGTTCAGGTTGAAGCGGTTAATCAGTTCACGGCGTGTCTCGTAAAGCGACTCAACCATCTGCTCAGCTACTGCGATTTTAGTATTCAGGGCGTGCATCACGTGACCGATGTCTACGCCGCCGTTAACAGCCTCTACCATCATCTTTTCGTATTCACGGTCAGTCATTCTTTACGCTCTCCCCACATGCGATTGAGATACTTGTTCTTGTCCGGCCCCGGGAAACTGTTGCGTTTCATCAGTTCCTCGCGTGTCGGGAACGGGGTGTGACTGACTTTACGGCCTACTCGTAACGGCTGGCTTACTGGGCCTTGTTCGCTCATTTCTTCTCTCCTGCATAAGCTGCTTTAAGTGTCTGCATCGCAGCGAACCAGAACGCGTCCGCTGGAATGCTTCCACCCATGTTACTAACGGCGACGCGTGCCAACAGTTGCGCGTCTTCGAATGCTTCGGTATCTGTTATTTTCATCTTCGCTACTCCGTTCTCGTTGTCGATGGAGTAAATATAATTGGTGTAAGAGTAATAGTCAACTAGTCATTGCAGAAAATAGATAAAAAAAATCCCGGCTGGGTCAGGGCCGGGATAAAACTGGAGAGCAGAGGGATGGGACAGGAGGTGATTTAAGTATCGTCTGATTGGTCTTAGGTGTCAACCTTCCACCTCGCGCCCAATAGCCTCAGCCTCTTGCCACGGTTTACCGTCGAACAGCGCCAGACGCCCGGCTGTACGGCGACGCAGGCCAAGTAGTGGTTTGCCGTTCTGGTTGATGAACAGCGCCAGCTTAGCCCGCAGTGTTGCAGTATCACCAGAACGCAGTGCCTTGCCTGCGCCCGTAGTAGACGCAATCACGCCAGCACCTGCGTTATAGACCAGGTCGCACACTGCATCAAACTGCGCCTGTGTCAGGGAGTGGTGTGCTGCTGCGTCAACAGCAGCTACAGCCTTAGCCATATCGCGATTCAGTAACAGCAAGCCCTGTCCTGGTGTGATGGTCTTACCTGGTGTTACGTCTGGCCCGTAGTGACCATAACCAATAGTCAGGTACTTCTCGTTCGGCGTAGCGCGATACGCAGTTCCGCGGAATCCCTCGAACGCGGCACAGAAATGCAATCCATTATCTGAAATATTTCGAGACACGCTTATGCCCTCCGTATGACAGCCACGCCTGGCGAATCTGGCGCAGCGCGACTAATGTGATTAATGTCTCAGGCAGCGTAGGCGACATGCTGCCCTGTAACAGGTGAATACATCCGGCGGCACAGACGATAGCAGTCAGGATATAGAGAACACGCCCGAACAGCCCGTCGTCCACGCGTTCATTATACACGTTGAACAGGGACGAAGCGCCCATTGAAAGCATTGTGACAAACCAGAATAGCTCAGTCATGCGGTCCTCCTGGGCGGGCAATATCGCCACCCGATACGATGCCAGAAAGGCGGGAATAGATAGGCATCCAGAGAATGGCAATGATGAATCCGAGGCCAGCTATCTCACGCTCACCGGTAATACCGAACCATTGAGCGGCAAGAGGTGCACCGAAAATAGCACACGCGAAGCCGGTGAGAAGAAATACCAGTCCGTCAATCGGCCCGGATATAGACTTTTTATGTTGTCTTAGCCCGACCAATCCACCGACCAGTGCGGCAGCGAGAAGCCACCCCGTCACTGTTTCAGTAAATTTATCCAAGATGAATCCTCCAGGTGCGTATTAAGTATGCAGTAACTGGAGGATACCACGGGTAGGAATTATCCTAATAGTTGTTTATTTATGTCTCCAGATGTATTGGCGTCTCTGCGGTTTCGTCGGAATATCATCGTATCCCAACGATTTCCAGTAATTAAATAGCCGATTAGCGATTGCTGCGCGTTCCTGTGTTTTAAACTCACCGAGATTCACAGCCTTCCCGTTCTGGAATCCACAGGCGCGTACCGCTTTGCGTCTGGCCTGAATCTCGGGGTACAGTGCATTACGGCGGCGCTTGTGTATACGCGTATTCGCTCTCGGCGACAGCGGCGCAAGGCCGCTTCGTTTCAGGATGTCAGTTGCTAACGACATTATTTCTCCTGTTTACCAAGTCGCTTAGGTGAGCAGATAGCGCGTACCTCCGAATCGTTGGGCTTGTCGCCCTGAAACAGGAAGTGCGCGTTCTCTGCGGCGCGTGCCGCTGACTGGCACGCCTCCATCGAATAAAACGTTTCTGATGCCGCTAGTTGCATCTGGCCAGCAGTTAGCACCCAGATAAATAAGATGCTGGTCATGTCGTCTCTCCACATCTGCGGCACACAAAATAATCCTCGTCGGCATCAAGAACCCAATCATGATCACATTCCTGAGTATCGTTTTTCGGTTTATATTCCTTGTCGTCCCACTCACGTTTACCACATTTAGAGCAAAGCTCGCTACCAGGAACGTTGTTCGGATTGCCTTCGCTGAGAAACAACCCAGGCATAATAATCCAAGAGTGCTCGCATTCCTGGGTATCTTCTTTACGGCAACCAGATTGCTCCGGCGGTACAGGCGTCTGGGTGCACCGACAATTTACCGTTGGCCCGGGCGCATGTTCGCCAACCACGTAGCCCTGGCCCCTAGAAATGTACCCACCCTTACGCACAAGTTTGTAAGCCTCTACATCCCCGGTGGCGGTAGCCAGCGCCATATGTAACTCCTTAATCTGCACCGAAGCATCACGTAACTGATTCTTAAGTGACTGCACCTCATGAGCCAGGTCTTCGCTCCGGCTGTTATTTACCTGCTGCCGTAGCTGGTCGATCAGGTACTCGAATATTTCGTTTTTGTTACTCATCAGCTTCACCCCTTTTCTCATCCACCCCGACTAGCAGCGATTTAGTGTCGCCGTCACACACCGAAGCGCTACTAATTATTTCGTAAGCGTCTACCAGTTCGCCTAAAGTCCAGCTACCGTACCAGCCCATCTCTGTCTCCCCTCTCGCTTGTGTAAATGAATAGTAGCCTATTCTATCTTAGTGTGCAAGTAAATTTTATTGGTGTGTTATAGAGTCGATGAACGCCAGTAACTCCCTTTCCGCTTCTGCTTCTCTTTCTTCAAGCGACCAGGTAGCGGATTCCTCTGTTGCCGTTGCTAAATCGGTTTTCGCATCAACCATCGTGTCGATTAACGTGATTAGTCGTTCAGCCTGTTCTTTAGTAATCATTGTTGCATCTCCTGCAATAGTCGCTTCGATTGTTGCGTTTGATGAAAGTGTCGCCTTTTGACGACACTAAGTTAAAGTTGTACGCTGCTGTGTAGCAGCGTAAGTCACTCAGTAAAATCCCAAACTATTGAACATCACACTTCTGGCGGCTCGGGTAACGGCATCCAGTGCGTCACGTACTTATCGTAGTGATTCCAGAAAGGCTTTCTCCCGTCATCAGGAACTATGTAATAATCGTGCTGAACTGCGTTATTTAACGTTTCATACACCAGGAACTCTTTATCCGTATACCCATTACCCGGCAGCATCTCACTACACTTAATCCACTCACCCATACCTCACACCTCTTTCAATCAAGGATTGCACACCAGCTTTCCACGCCCGCCACGCGAGACGCGTCTTAACGTTCAGGTACTCTTTCTTTGAACCCTTGTTAACCGGCAGACCCTCGACCACAGCCCACCGTTCAAATGCTTCTCTCATACCAGAACCTCACATTCATCCCGATACACGAACAATAACGACCCTTTGTACTCAATCATAAAACCATAATGGTTGATGCTGAACGCCGGAAAAACATCACCTACCGAGATACCGAAATCTATAAGCCTGCGGTCAGTTATACGGATAAGCCTGCGGTCAGTTATACGGATAAGCCTGCGGTCAGTTATACGGATTCGCATTAACGGCAACCTCCCTCAGCGTCGTCGGCACAAGCATCATGATTCGATGCCGTTCGTATTGCTCGTATTGCTCGTAAGCTATTTAGCATTTGCTGGCTATCCATCGTTATAATTGTAATCACGTCCGATAAATGCACCTCGTAGCGTTCAGCTACGAAATATATTTCCTCGAAATCATGATGTTTCAGTTCTTCAAATAATTCTTCCATCACTTCACCCTCCCCCCTTTAAATTTAAAATTGTTGCCGATGAGTTTTAAGTTCTCCTCCGCTACGTATATTTGTGAATTTACTCCTCTCACATTTTGCACGGTAACTACGTACTTTCCTGGAAATAAAGCAGATTTTAATTCAATTATGCCGTGTTCACCGTCGGCGCATTTAACCAACTGACCATTCTTAAACATAACCCTCACTCCTCTGTCTCGTTCCGATAAGTGAATAGTATCCTATTATGTTGGGGTGTGCAAGAGAATAGTTACGTTGCCGTTGTGATTCTTTCGTTTCTTAAAGGAGTACGCAACGCAGTGGGTGGGCGTTAGCCCACCCCAGCGGAGTGAAGTACTCTCTACCTCGCTTACGGCAACTATAGAAACTTTTAATTATCAGTAGCTTATGAAGGAGGGTAAAATTTAAATAGACGGAGGCTTTCTTGCTACTTGCTGTTACTTTGAGGAAACTTAGATACTAACGTTACCAAGAGTACTGTTTAGCGCCCCGCTTTAGGGCGGGGCTTTAAGTACCCGAGACTTAAGAATGATGTTTCTAAGTAATTCTGAATTAAGGTCCTTCGATACATTGATTTTACAGCTACATTTTATTTTGTCAATAGGTTGTGTTTGGCTATTGTGGGTGTTATAGTTGTTTCACTTGATAAAGAGGGCGTGTAAAATGACACAGAAAGAAGTAGCAGACTTAATCGGAGTTTCTCCTATGACGCTTAATCGCTGGCTGCGGTCGGGTAAGTTCCCTGAGTGTTGCCGGGTTATTAACGGCTACCGTCAGCCAGGTACCTTTGACCGCGCTACTGTGGAGGCGTGGATTAAGGAGAACGTTAAAGATGCTAACTAAATTCCAGAAACACATATTAATGTGTGCACGCAGACTGACCGAAGCGAACGGCGCTTTTACGGTAGACGGGCTTCGGAGATACCGGTTGGATAATTACGGTGTAAACCCGATCAAACATGCTTTAGATGTGCTCGAGCGACATGGTGAGATTCTTAATAAAGGAAAGTTTTATCGGGCAACAAGAGCGACGCCTATTACAGAGAAAGCGAGAAGTATTGGAAAAGTGTTGGTGCCCGAGGGTAATATCTCCCACGACCTGGAATAAAAGAAAGCCCCGACGCGGTGAACGCCGAGGCCAAATTACTTGCTGAAGGAAATACAACATGTCCGATGTAATTTTATCCTACTCGTGGTCACGTCGCAACGCGCGGGCAGAGAAAAAGGATATAAACGTCAGAACCACACACACGGCAACACTGGACGACCTGAAAGAGTTAATCCAGCCACTCGATGCTGTCCGTGACGGAATTAACCCGAAGACCGCGCCCGGTTATATCACCGCCGCGTGCGACTCGACGCACAGCACTGTAAAAGACCCGGAAACCGGCGACTTTAAGCAAGCGCGTAAAGGCTTTTTCTATCGCTGTGACGCGTCTGTAAGCAAATCGTCGCTGGCGTATCTGGACTTCGACAGCGCAACACCAGAAGAGTATCAGGAAGCGGTGCGCTTAGTTAAACGCAGCCGCCGGGGCATGTGTATCTATACCACGGCATCACATACCGACGAGTCCCCGCGCTTTCGCGTCGTCATGCCGCTGGCCCGTCCGGTCGAAGGTGGTGACATCATCCGTGTTCGCCATGGATTGCTGGAACACTTCTTCAAAAGCATGGGTGCTGACCGCAGCGGGTTCACTCTTTCGCAACCGATGTACCTGCCTCCGGTTGGCTCTACCGTTATCTGGTCACGCCGCAACGACCTGATTGACCCGGACGAGTTACTGGAAGGCATCCCTGCCGTTGACGTTAGCAGCGCATCGGATTACCAGATACCGGAAGAACTGCGCACCGCGTTTACCGACGCGTTCGAGGCACTGGCGTTCGAGTATGGCGGTATCATGACGCCACGAGGCCTTAAGATGCCAGCTACGCCAGAACACGCAGAAAACTACAGCGACCCGACGCCGCGCCCGGATGACTTCCTGCTGTGCTTCCCGCGAGAGGGATATGAGGCGCCGAACGTAACCATGATTCACGACACTGACATTACGGCGACCGAAGGCATGTCACCGAAAGAGGTGTGGAAGTATGCGTGCGATGCGACGGGGCTGCCGTTCAGTGAAGTCGCAGAGGCCATCGGATGGGGTGCACGTGAATCTGTTTCATGCAGCCTCGACGACCTGGAAGATGACGAGGACTCAGAGGATGACGAGTTACCGGAACCGGTAAAGGCGGATTTCGTCGTTGAAGGGTACATGCCGTCAGATTGTATCTGGGATATTGTCGGGGAATCCGGAACGTACAAATCGTTCTATACGCTGGGGATGATGTACCTGAGCGCCGCCGGATACCGGTTTGCGGGGGCAGATACGCAGCGTTGCCACCATTTTTATATCGACGGTGAGGGCGGCGCAGCTACACGCACCCGTATCGATGCGCTCGCAGCTAAGTATAGCGAGGAAGGTAAAGATTATGTACATGTCATCGACATGGGCGAAGTCGGAAAACTGAAAAGCCTGATTAAGTTGATGCGTGAAACTGCGGGTGACGAACCCATCGGCATGGTTGCGTTCGACACCCTCAACCAGACGCTAGCCCTGACGATTGATAAGTTCGACGAGAACAGTTCATCAACGGCAATCGGCATGGGTAAGGTTATCGCCATCCTGAAAGAAGTACGTGACGCGACTAAAGCTGCGGTAGGCGTTGTCCACCATACGCCGAAGGGCGGAAAGAAAGCCCGTGGCAGTGGGGCGCTGTATGCTGGCGTCGACGTGGAACTGACAATCGAACGAGCTACCGACCGCCAGATAAATGTATACCACTCGAAATTCAAGCACGGGCCTCAACAGAAGACGGTTGGTATGGTGCTGGAGTCTGTACAGTTCCGTGAAGCGCCGCCGCCGAAAGAGTACCGTGCGGTTGAGTTCCTCGGTAGCACGGAGGAATACGGCACAATCGTAAACCTCGACCTGCCGGAGCCGCATAAGGCACTTGTGTTAATGCCGTGGGGTTTCGAGCCGTTCAAGACTGACGAGGAGAAAGAGCGGGAAGAAGGGTTGACGAAAGAAGGTAAAGAAAACGTACGTAAAACCATAGAGAACGCCGTCAACAGTTCAGAAGCCACGATACTGGCGGCGTTTGAACTGGCGGAAGGAACCTACAACGGCAACGAAGGCATCACAGTCGCCGCCGCTAATAAGCTCGCACAGTCTGACCCCAATGCAAAGGCGTTTAACTCCAAAGAAGCCATAGAACGCGGGAAGATTAAGAAAATGGTTGAGGCTGGGTATCTTGTTCCGGGGACTGACGAAAACAATCAGATAATCCCTGGCCGTTACAGGCTGAACACCCGGATAACTGATAACAAGATTCCGAAGACGATATACGAACCGAATGAACTGTTAACAGTGACAGAGGAGGATTTAGAATAGGCAAAAAGAAAGGGGCGTTAAGCCCCTTCACCGAACGCCAGCCACTTGGCGTCTACCTCTAGCACTTCCGCCAGTTTAAACAGCGTCGCTGGGCGGACGTCCTTAGTTACACCGAGTGCCAGCTGGTTAATCGCGCCCTGGGAAACACCGGCCAGGACAGCCAGACGGCGTTGGGAAATGCCGAGTTCTTTACGGCGCTGTTCTACACGGATGCCTAGTTCAGATGGTTGCATGTCAATTACTCCTTAGTCAGTTGATATGTGAATAGTACCATATTAATTATTTTAGAAAAGCCCATTGACAACGTGAATAGTTCGCTATTATAGTTAACACATACCAAACGAGAGGAGAGAAACAAATGTTAGAGAAATTCTTGGTATTACTGGAACGTTTCGTAGTCGCCCACGAACTGATTGCTGCAAACAGTGTGAAACAACCGACTAGCAAATCTGTAGGTGAATTGACTGTTGACGTCGCGGTAACTGGGGTAGAGACAGTTAAAAAAGAACTGGCTAAAGCACTTGAAGAAGTCGAGAAGGCGAAAGAAATCCCGGTTGAAGGTGAAGACATCGTCGACACTAAACCAGCAGAAGAAGAGAAGCCGAAACGCAAGCCGCGTAAATCTAAAGTAGAGGAACCGACGCCAGAACCGGAAGAGAAGGAAGAAGTAGATTACCAGTCTCTGCGTGACCAGATTCAGGCTATCGACGATGCAATTAACGAAGGTCCGAGCGACGCCGCGTGCGATGATTCCGATGAACTGCTGGAAGAGTTCACCGGTAAGAAGATGAAGATTGCCGCGATTAAAGACGAAGACCTTGCCGAATACCTGGAACGCCTGACGGCAATCAAGAACAAGTATTTCGAAGAAGAATAATTATCCCGCGGCCTTCGGGCCGCTTTAACTGAGGGTCGGGATTATGATTTACCAACTCTACCGCGCCGTAGACAGGAGGGATAGCACAGAGGCGCTATGGCTGTTACGTGCGCCGTCTGGCTCGCACCAGATGGAAGATATGGCGTACTTAGGCAAAGTGCCACGGCCTAAAGACATAGGCCGCCACGTGTCACATATTAAGCGCACGACTTTCGCCAAACCGGACTTTTACGTCTTCGAGTCGATGTATGGCTGGGCTATGCACTGCGACCATAAGACACGACATTTAATTGACCAGTGGGAGAGCAGGGTATGATTTTAAAGGAACGCGGCGGCAATAACGATGTGCACGCCTTACTGTCGCCGTCTGGCGCTAAAAAGTGGCTGGCGTGCAGTGCGTCACTGGCCTGTGAGAAAGATATTCCCAACACGTCTGGTAAAGCCGCCGTTACAGGGACTGCATGCCACACCATAGCGGAGATGCACCTTAACCAGTACATCAAAGGCACTGCTCTGCCATTAGAGCGTGAAGTTGGCGCTTATGTGCTGGATGAGGGTAAAGGCCAGATTAAGGCGCTAATCAGCCCAATGAAAGGCGCGGTACTGATTACGACGGACATGATTGAGCAGGTGCGCAAGTACACCGACTACTGCAAAGCGATTATTGATGTAGCGACTTACGCTAAGCTGGAAATGCGCGTCAATCTTACTGAGGTGTTGCACCCAGGCTACGAAGGCGTTGAAACGTTCGGAACTGCTGACCTTGTTGCCGTACAGGAACTGGCAAACACCGACGAGCACATGCTCATTATTGGTGACCTGAAAACAGGACGGCATCGCGTCGAAGCGAAAGAAAACAAGCAGCTTATGCTTTACGCGCTCGGTGTCTATCGCCGACTCAAGAGACGTTATAACATAACAACTGTTCGTCTGGTCATCTTCCAGCCGTACGCTGGGGGTGCGTCGGAGTGGGATATCTCGGTTGAAGGCCTGGAACTGTTCGCTAAGTTCGCACAAAAACGAGCACTGTTAGCACTTGATGCATATTTCCGCGGTAAGAAGAACCTGAAAGCGTCAGACTTTAAGCCGTCAGTAGATGGTTGCCAGTGGTGCCGGTTCTCTGAACAGTGTGCCGCGCGTACAAAGACGGTTAATTCTGTACTGGCGGAAGAACTTGAAGACGACTTTGTGCTGGAACTGACGACGGAGCAACTCGTAGTTGAGTATGAGAAGTTGCCGCTGTTGCGCCAGCACATCGACAAGGTTGAGAAAGCGATGTCCGCCGCATTGCATTCCGGTAAGAAAGTGCCAGGGTACAAACTGGTAGAAGGCCGCCAGGGTAATCGTGCGTGGAAAGATGCCGATGCGATTGAAGTGTCACACGGCGACATTCTCAAAAAAGAGGTATTGATGACCCCTACGGAGGCAGCAAAAGTTCTTTCGGCGGATGAGATGGCAGCGCTTGAGCCGTTTATTACCCGTAAGCCAGGCGCACCATGTGTCGCAACGGCAGACGACAAACGTCCTGAGTGGAATCAGGTTAGTGAAGAAGATTCGGAATAAAGTGTTGACACCTGAATAGTTAGCTATTATAGTTCTAATCACTGGCCGGGCAGTTCCCGGAGTAAACTGAAAAGCGAGAAATCACGATGGGTATTAAACTGAATCTGCGTAAAGTAAACACTGCATGGGTTAACGTATTCGAACGCGAAAAAGACCGTGAAAACGATGATGGCTCAATCACTAAAGGCCAGTACAGCGCGACTATCATCCTGCCGTCTGACCACGCACAAATCGACGCGCTCTACGACACCGTTTACGCTGTGGTTGAAGAAGCGTTGGGCGCAGCTGCCGCTGAGAAGTGGATGAAGTCCAACTACGGCGAAGGTAAGCACATGGATAAATGTGCGATTAAAGACATTGCCGAGCGCGACAATCCGTTTGAAGACTTCCCGGAAGGCTTCTACTTCAAGGCGAAGGCACAGAAACAGCCACTGATTGTAACCTCTAAAAAAGGCGAGACTCAGGTAGAACAGGACTTCAATGTAGACGGCGAACAGATTGAAGGTGAACAGGTTTACAGCGGCTGCGTCGCTAACGTAAGCGTTGAAATCTGGTTCAGTCAGAAATATAAAGTCCTCGGCGTTAACCTGCTGGCGATTAAATACATTGGCGAAGGCAAAGCGTTTGGCGGTTCTAAAGTCGCTGCCAGCGTAAATGACCTGGAAGACGACGAAGAAGATGAAGCACCGCGCCGCGAGCGTCGTCGTCGCTAATATCTGAATCAATTTAACTAAGGCCCTTCATTGGGCCTTTTTACTAAGGGTCAAAAATAATGAGTTACCTGTTCTTAGACTTTGAAACATTCTCCGAAGCCGATTTGAAGAAAGTCGGCTCCTACGCTTACGCCGAACATCCAACCACCGAAGTTCTAATCTGCACATATGCTTTTGACGACGAGCCTGTGCAGGTATGGGATTGCACCAACGGCAGCGACATGCCGGGTGATTTGCACCGCGCGTTACGCCGTCTGGTGAAACCAAACAGCCGTATTAAGATGGTGTGGCACAACGGCTCAATGTTCGACAGACTCATCATGAAGCACTGCTGGGGTTTTGATATTCCCGTAAGCAACACCATTGATACGATGATTTGGGCGTTTCGTCACGCGCTGCCGGGTTCACTCGACGCATTGTGCGAAGTGCTTGGCGTGTCTGCAGACAACGCGAAAGACAAACGAGGCAAAGCGCTTATTCAGCGTTTCTCTAAACCGACGCCGAAGAACTACAAAATTCGCCGCTACACTGCTGAAACGCACCCGGATGAGTGGGCGCTGTTCATCAAGTACGCCGTTAGCGACATCACCGCGATGCGTGAAGTGTTCCATAAGTTGCCGCGTTGGGGTAACTCCGAGTTCGAAGACCGTGTACTGGAACTGGACCAGTTAATTAACGACCGCGGGTTTAAGGTCGACGTTGCGCTGGCGGAAGCCGCAATTGAAGCTGTGGAGAAACACAAGGCACAGTTACAGGAAGAAGCCCAACGTAAATACGGCGGCTCGCTTACAGGTAAGGACTTCCTGCCGATTCTGCGTGAACTGGCGCCTGCGCATCGCATCCACAACGCGCAGAAGTCAACGCTTAACGACCTGCTTGCTGACGATGATTTACCGGACGACGCCCGCACGATTATAGAAATGCGCCTCGGGGCGGCATCCACTGCGTCAACGAAATATAACCCGCTGCTGTTAGGCCGCTCGTCTGACGACCGCCGTCGCGGTTGCATCCAGTATGGTGGAGCTAAACGTACGTTACGATTTGCGGGTAAAGGCTTCCAGCCGCAGAACCTGGCGCGTGGGTACTATCACGATGATGAACTGGATAAAGGTATTTCAGCATTACTTAAGGGCCGAGCACATCGCCGTTTTGATGTAGCCAAGCTAACGGCATCTACGGTTCGCAGCTGCATTATCCCGGAAGCCGGACATAAGTTTGTCGTCGCCGACTACTCGAACGTTGAAGGCCGCGGTTTGGCGTGGCTGGCTGGCGAAGAAACCGCGCTTGATACGTTCCGTGCCGGGCTGGATATTTACTGCGTAACCGCAGGCAAGATGTTCGGCATGGAGCCGGATTACATTAAGAAAGAACGTAAAGACTTACGCCAGATTGGTAAGGCATGCGAACTTGGACTTGGCTACGCGGGGGGTGTCGGCGCATTCGTACAGTTCGCCAAGAACCTCGGCCTTGACCTTGTTGATATGACAAAAACAATGGACGGGACTTTCCCCGACCACATCTGGGCTGCTACCGCACGTGGATATGAGTGGGCGCGTATTCAGGAAGCCAAGCGACCACCACGTCCAGGTGAAAATGATGACCGACCATCTTATATTCTTGATAAGAAAGTGTGGCGTACCTGCGACGCTATCAAGCGTATGTGGCGTGAGTCACACCCGGAAACAGTAGCTTTCTGGCGGGATATTGAAGACGCAGCTATGGCAGCTATCCGCAATCCGGGCAAAGAGTTCACCGCAGGGCCGCGGGGAGTTAAGTTTTCGCGCAACGTAGAAACGGACAACAACGGCAACAAAGTCGCCGGTTGGTGGTTGCGGATGACGTTGCCGTCGGGCCGCGTTATGTCTTATCCGGGTGTTGGGCTAAGCGTGTCGAAAGAGACAGACGAAGACGGGAAGGTGTCTACCAACGTGCGCATCAAGTACCAGGGCGAAAACCAGTTAACCCGTCAGTGGGGCTTCCAGTACACATATTCCGGTAAACTCGTGGAAAACTGCACTCAGGCGCTGTGCCGTGATTTGTTGGCTAATGCACTGCTGAACGTCGAAGCAAACGGCTACCCGATTGTGCTTCATGTTCACGATGAGATTATCTGCGAGACACCAGATTTACCAGAATACAATGTCGCAGAACTGGAACGATTGATGTGCGAATTACCAGAGTGGGCCGAGGGGTTCCCTCTTGTAGCAGAAGGCGCGGAGATGAAGCGTTATGCCAAGTAAACTGATTATCGCGGTACTGGCGGGATTTGCTGCCGGTGTCTACTGTCACGAGGGTCAATACGTCATGATGGTTGCCATATTGGGCATGTTCATCGCAATTTATCTGTGGGTGCTGGAATGAAAATTTACTGGTTTTATGAAGAAGACTGTCGAATCTGCCCGCGCTGCGGAATTGAGCATACCAAACGGGAGGGGTGCGTATTATGACAATGTTCGTATTTCGGGTGATAGTAACCATGCTCGCACTGCTACTCGGTGCAGGAATAGCCGCGATGTTCTGTTATGGCCTGTTCTTTAAGTTTGCCGGTGTCGCCGTTCTAGGCGGGGCTTTCATTACTTGGGATCTACGCTCATGACTAAAGAGGGCCGCGTACAGAAATACGCAAAAGACCGATTCGAGGCCCTTGGCGGCCTCGTTCGCAAACTCTCCTACGAGGGGCGTTCCGGCGCCCCAGACCTGCTGGTAATTCTCCCCGGCGGCATAGTCTGGTTCGTCGAGGTTAAGAAAGACGAGAACACGAAGCCAGACCCGCACCAGCTACGGGAACATGAGCGGATGCGTAAACGTGGTGCGAATGTTTTTGTCGTTGGTTCGTTTAAACAGGTTGACGACCTAATAGCTAGCTATTATAGTTAGTCCTACACCAACAATATAAGGAATTGAGAAATGAAACACGAATATGACCGCAAACCAGCACGTGACATCGTACCGGGTGACATGATTTTCAACGTTAAGACACGTCAACCTGTTGCCGTTGATACGGTGTTCGTCGAGTCGAACGGTAAACTGGTTATCGAAGATGTAACCGGTAACGTTACGGCGTTCGGGCGTAAAGAGTTAGTTCTGGTGGCGAAATGAACTATTACAATGAATGGGATAAAGGCGCAGCCGCGTGGCTGCGTGAGTTGATAAAACAGGGTCACATACCTTTTGGAGTTGTAGATGAAAGAAGCATTACCGAAGTTAAGCCAGAAGACCTTGACGGGTTCACCCAGTGTCATTTTTTCGCGGGTATCGGCGGCTGGCCTCTCGCGCTCAGACTTGCGGGAGTTCCGGAAGATGCGCCTCTCTGGACGGGAAGCCCGCCTTGCCAACCGTTTAGCGCGGCGGGAAAGCAACTCGGACAGTTCGACCCGAGACACCTCGCGCCGGTCTTCCTCGACCTCATCAGCGAGTGCCGCCCTCCAGTCATCTTTGGGGAGCAGGTTGCGGCAGCAATTGCAAAATCGTGGATGTGCGATTTACAAGCTCACCTGGAAGGAGAAGACTACGCCGTCGGGTTTGCTGTACTCCCAGCTTGTAGCGTCGGCGCACCGCACAAAAGAGAACGACTCTTCTTTGGCGCGCACGAACTGGCCTACACCGACAGCGAACGACTTCAGAGGGAGCGGAGAGACAGTGATTCGCACGGACGGGAGGGACAGAACATTCGACAGGCTGGACTACTCAACAGAGCAGGGATTGAAAGCGAGTCAACCAACCCGCACCACGGCTTCTGGTCAGATGCTGACTGGCTCGGATGCCGTGATGGAAAGTTCCGGCCGGTTGAACCCGGCGCATTCCCGCTGGCTAATGGGATACCCGCCAGAGTGGGACGATTGCGCGGTTACGGCAATGCCATCGTCCCGCAAGTAGCCGCCGAATTTATAAAGGCGTTTATGGGGGCGGTAAATGAGTAAGTTTCAAAGGCGCGAATACCAGAAGCTCATGACTTCGTTCATGCTGCGGCACCATCGCTGCAATATCTGGGCGAGCATGGGCAGCGGTAAGTCGGGGTCAACGTTGTGGGTTCTCAATCGGCTGTTCCGTAATGGGCAACTTAATGACGACGACCGAGTGTTAATTCTGGCTCCTTTACGTGTTGCGTCAGGTACGTGGCCCGCGGAACAGGCACGTTGGAACTTCCCCTGTCTGAGTGTCGTAGACGCAACCGGTTCAGAGAAGCGCCGTATCGCGGCGCTGGAGTCAGATGCTAACGTGGTGTGCACAAACTACGAAGTTATCGAGTGGCTGATTGACTACTACGGCAAAGACGACTGGCCTTTTACGGTTATCGTTGCTGATGAGAGCACGAAGCTGAAATCTTTCCGTAGCCGTTCTGGAGGAAGCAAACGGGCTAAGGCGCTAAGCAAAGTGGCGTTCGGAAAGGTTAAGCGTTTCATTAACCTGACAGGCACACCGTCGCCGAACGGCCTCAAGGACTTGTGGGGGCAGAACTGGTTTATCGACGCTGGCGAGCGCCTTGGTTGCCTTGGTTCTTCGTACACGGCATTCACAGACCGCTGGTTTAACTCGGTACAGAAAGGGAAATCCGCGATGGCGCGGGAGTATCACGCACGACCGGGTGCGGATAATGAGATTCATCAGAAGATGAAAGACATTAGTCTCACGATTGACGCCGCCGAGTGGTTTGGTTGCGAAGCGCCGATTATTGTACCGGTTGAAATCGACCTGCCGAAGAAGGCGCGTCAGGCGTACATCGATATGGAGGAAAAGTTATTCGCGGAACTGGAAAGCGGAGAAGTTGAAGCGGCTAACGCCGCGGCAAAGACGTCAAAGTGTTTGCAGATTGCTTCTGGTGCTGTGTATGTATCAGGGCCAGACGGAGAAGCAACCAAAGACTGGGAGAAAGTGCACGACACGAAACTGGATGCGCTGGAGTCAATTGTTGAGGAGTTACAGGGTGCTCCGCTACTGGTAGCCTATCAGTTCAAGCACGAACTGGAGCGTATCCTGAAACGTTTCCCGCAGGCGCAGGCATTCGCGAAAGGTGCTAAGGGTAATAAGCAGATGGAAGCATGGAACCGCGGCGAAATCGAGATTTTGTGCGTCCACCCTGCGTCAGCCGGTCATGGTTTGAATTTACAGGACGGCGGACACCATCTGGCGTTCATCTCGCAAGGCTGGAATCTTGAACACTATTTGCAGGTTGTCGAGCGAATAGGCCCGGTCCGCCAGAAACAGGCAGGACACGAGAGGCCGGTGTTCCTGTACCACATCGTTGCTAAAGACACGCTGGACGAAGTTGTTGCCGCGCGAACCGACGAGAAGAAATCTGTACAGGAAGAGTTGCTTAATTACATGAAGAGACGAGGTAAGAAATGAAACTTAATGTTGGCGATGAAATATACAGCGTACATTCATTTAATATTTTCGCCATCGAGTACATATCAAAAGACGGCAACAGCTTTGTTTTGGTAAGCTCGGACGGTAAATACGAAAAATCACGGTGCTACACGCTGCCGGATATAAAGCGCAGTTTCAAGAAAAGCGAAGGTAAGAAATGAATAATGAGTTTGATATTGACGCCTGCAACGAATTGGTAAAATCTGCTCTTAATGCCCGCGAGCAACTTCTTGCTATGCAGTTAAAGCGAGAAATAAAACGTATCAAGGAACTAGAAGAAGAGATTCTACGACTACGGCAGCAAAGAGACGCCGCTAATGCACAACTGGCGTTCATACTGGAGAAGTTATCTGAAGGGTAGAGAAAAGGCCCCGTTTGGGGCCTTAGTTTTATTTATCTTCTAGTGCTGCCAGCCTCTTCTCGAACTCGCGCATCTTCTTACGCTGATAGGCAATCTCTATGAAGAACATCTGGTCCGCCCTAACCCCCCATCTGCCGCCGGGAGGGGATACTTGTACAGTCTGGCCATCTTCATCAATATCATACGCAGCTTCAATTGGGTCGTAGCACAAGAAAGCATATTTACAATCGGTAGAATCTTTCTCCATAAGCCCATGGTTGACCAAGATGTCTCGCACATCTTGGGCTATCACACCGAAGTGTATCCTTGCAGTGTCACCCTTGATTGCTAGGCTTTCAAGCCACTTAAAAGATATTACATGTATATCTTCCCATGCGGTAAGGAGTTGTCCCTCAATTTCCTCTTTATTCGTCTTAAGTGTACCATCAGACGTGTTTATCGTACCGGTGGTCGCGTACACCGTAGTCCACCTATTACCTGCCGAACCTAAAGACACTTGCGAGTCTAAGTAAGGAAGGAAATTGTTGTATGAGTAGAAGCCTCCTGACGCATACATAATAGCCCTGTTAGGCATTGCATGGTTTGCCCCGTACAGTTGCAGCAACGCACCATCGGAACTGGATGCACCATCACCACCGCTAACTATCAGTCTTTGACCCGATGGGGTTTTAGTGGGGACTGTTTTTGAAATCAGCCCGTAATCACCATCAAACTGTGCACGCACGGCGGACTGTTGTGTACCATCGTATTCCAGCCCCGTTACATGCAGGGAGTACACGCTTACATCATTATCAAATGTTAAAGGTGCCCCTACATGACGTACACCATCTACCCCCATGGCGACAGGTAGTGTACGGTTAGGAGTTGCTCCGTATTTGAAATCACGGGATACATACGGGTGGTCTTCAATCTTTATCCGGTAGCTATATAAGTCAGCAGGATGTCCATCATGTTTGTACCATAACTTCGCACTGTTATCCCCTATGCTCCAGGGAGAGAAGAAGTCTTCCCCACCAAAGATATAGTACAACCAGCCATCTTTAACACAGACCGAGCCGACGCCGACAGCAGTGTTAACGATATGACCCTGGTATATTTGGTCGGTAATATTAAACCACTGAACATCATCTAAAGATGGAGGCCAGGACGACACATTAACTTTGCACATAAAGGTCCTTGGATACGAGCCTTCATAGCGGCTGTCCGGCTCGCCCCCTTCCCACTCGCCAAAGGCACGTTCTGTACCAAAGATGTAGAGATAGTCACCTACTTTAGCGAACGGAAGATTGGAGTGATGTACATTGTTCGGAAATCGCAAGTAGCTCCAGTTTTGCCCAGAATCGGTGCTCATCGCCAGTGTAGAGCCAGGGGAAGTAGGTAATGTGCCGCGTGTGGTAAGGTAGAGTACACCGTCATAACTTTTCACGCACGGCTCAGAAGCGTTATCAGCGTATGCCTGAGCGACAGTGCGACGAACGAATACGCCAGGATTGTCATACACGTTACTAAAATACAAGACACCGAGACGCCTAGGGGGCACATCGCCGTTGTGATAGCCGACAGCGATAGTGTAGTTAACATCATCTATAACCGCAAAACTATGTGTCTCCGTGACACACAAATCAGCGTTAGCGGAGTATGCTACCCCAGGCAATTCGGTAATTTCCCACGGGCTGTCCCAGAATCGCGTTGCGAAGTTCCAGGTAACACCCGCATTGTTTATGGTGGAACTCGCCGGGCTTGAGAGCGTAACAGTGAACGTATTTCGGTTAATTATAGACGCAACCGTCATATTACCCGATACGCCAGTTGCCGATGTATTAGAGAAGTTAACCGCATCTCCTGCTTTTAGGCCATGATTTTCTATGACAATGGTAGCAGTAGTGGAGCCAGAACTAATAGCTATTCCGCCGGTTGGGTGTCTAAAATACGGCATTGGGCGTGACCAAAGTTCTGCCTTCTTCATCCGCATATTAGATAAGTAGCGGGTTTCTATAACTGCATATAATCGGTTGCCGCACGTACCCATGCTCATGCAGTGGTAGTTAACTCTGTCCGCGGAAACACTAGCATTATAGTCAGCATGGATTGGGGTCAACCACTCAGGCATTGACCAAGTCTGCCCGTCGTCACCAGAGCGAACCCAAGCTACATGTAAGTTTTGAACGCCATGTCGTTCGCCTGCCATAAACGGAGCGTAAATAACATTGTCGTAGACGAAAGTTTTATCCTGCGTCCATGCGTTGTAGAACGGGGTATCCGTCACCTTAGTTAGTGAGCTGTTAAAGAAGCCATCAGCTACATAAGTAAGCGGTTGCCCGGCTACGCGCTCGTAAACGAATGCAGCATTCTTAAATTTACTAATGTCGGGTAATTGGGAAACTTTATAAGTCAAGCCCCTGCCGTCTATAATCCAATTGTTGGGTGAAGCGGCTAATACATTAAAAATAGATTGGGTATCATCAGTTACGCCGTCGCCCACGGCGCCCCATGCGCGCGGGTCGTATTCGTCCTTCCATCGCGCCACATGTAAATCTGGGTACAGAATTGCGCCGTTCGCATTAGATATTTGCTGCCTCAGTACGACCGACCCGGCGCGTTGCCATGCCCCTTCGGACACGCCTCCTGTAGACTGCGGAGAAGATGACGCCGGGATAGTTTTTGGCAGAGCGCCCAACCAATAGTACCAATCCCCGTCACCGCCAGAGGACGACGGCCACAAAACTGCGGTGTTTCGGTCGTTAGCGGATAGTGTACCGCCTGACGTGAAATCAAAATCTGCCAGTTTAAAACCAGCATCACGCAACACGGCAGGTAACGTCTTCTGGGTCTGTCCAGTAACCTGATTTGTCGCGTAATCAATATCGGCACCACCGGCGACACCGCCGGATTTGCCAGTGATAACCTCGGCCTCGAAAATCTGATGTTTCTTGGCGGTTTGTAAATCCGCCAGGCTTAAAACGTCACCGCATCCGCTTGACATATAGAGTCCTCTTTAATTAAAACCATTGCTGAATCCGTCGGAGAAACCGCTGCCGTATGGCGCGACGCCGTCGTATTTGTAGAATCCGTCGTCATAGTTGTAGCCAGTAATCTTGACCGTGCGGTCGTCGCCAGGGTCGATTGAAGAAACAACTATCTTCTGAGCATTATGCCTTGCTTCGTTGCCGAATGAAAACTCAGTTTTTAGTGCGCTATTCCCCGTGTAGATTGCTTCTTCCGGCGCGGAGAGCATAATCACTTCGCGGTCGTGTCTTCCTTTGATGACAGAGATACTCTGCACTGAGCCATCGCGCTTCTTGAGGATGATGGAGTGGTCATCGCCAGGAGTAAACGTAACAGGCTGGGATAGCGTAAGTGTAAGCCCGTTAACGGCAACAACATAGCCGTCCTGTGGCGCGATACGTGAACCTTTAACTACGCTGATTACCCCACCGGGCGTAGCGAGCGCACCTTCTTCCGTAGCTTCGAACTCTACAACAACTTTACTTAACGCATTGCGCTGATAGCGACGCCACGCCAGCCAATATGCCTGTTGGTAGTTACGCACGCCCTTTGATTCGTATTCCTCCGTATTTGCACCCAGTTCTTCCGGGATGTAAATCGTTTCCTGTACGTTAGTATCCGGGTCGATGTATGAGAACGACAGGCTATCGTAGGTCGTAGAATCGTTGAACGTGCGTGTCCATTTCTCCGTACCGGTCGTCTTACTACGGTGGGTGAACACCATTTCAGGCCCTGCAACCGGACGGTCGAAACGCAGCATAATGTCCGCGCCTTTACGGTACGCAGTACAGAACACGGCTTCAGCTATGGCCTGAACAATGTCCTGCATCGTCGTGTCGTAGTCGTCGAACGTGTAGCAGAATTGCCCGGCTAATTCGCTGCCAAAATAAGATTCAATCTCTTCCTGCACAGCAAGTAACTTGTCCATGTTTGCCGTTGTCAGCTCCAGATTACCAACCGCCGGGTCACGCGCCAGTCTGATTAGCGACTGCACCGCCTGTGTATTAGGCGTCATTACTGTATCGAATACCCCATTGCCGAGGTATTTGTAACACATCTCGGTCGAAATCATGCGCAGTTCTGGGTTGTCGATACTGGCGGCACGCGGCGTCTGTTTACGTGCGCAATGCACGGTAGTTCGGTTGCCGTAGTGTGGGGTTGTGTCCAGCGACTGCCCGTACAGGTTGATGAAGGTTATCTCGTCGCTTACTGTACCGTTGTAGTCCTTATCAAAATTCGTTATACGGCGCATACGGGCGCGGAAACGCGATGCAGTAGGCAATTGCCCGTAGATAGACGTACCGACGTAATCCGTGCTATTACCGGTAATTGTAGCCTGTACTGTGTAAATATCGCTCAATGGGTTGCGCCGAGAGTCAATCATCTGGTACTGGAGTTCTACCGTTACGCTGGTGCGATTATAGCCACCGTCGTATTTGTAGAGGCCGTTCTGCCCGGCAACGTTAGCAAGTACTCGGTCAACTTCTCCGCGCACCATGTAATACCAGTCGGTAAGGGATACGTCATAGGTGTTGCTCGGGCCCATAAACGTATCTGAACGCTCTGTTAACGTGTACGTCTGCCCGCTGGTCAACGCCGCCCAGTTAGACGCACCGTTTACCGCTAATCTTACTTCGAAGTCGTCAACGTATAAAACCTCAAACGAGCCGTTCAGGTTAGTGACATCAGCAACGTCAAAGTTGCTCAGCACTGCCACATCACCGACGCTAAGAAACTCAGAAAAAGCAGAGTCCCCTGACGGGTCATAGATGTAGCCGGTGTTTGAAATACGTTTTGCGGTACCATCAGCGCTTGGGTTGGCCCCAATGTCGTTTGGCGCTTTTAGTACAATACCGTCAACGTCGTCGTTGGAGTATGTCACATAGAGTTTCTGGTCAATGATGTCGCCGATTTGTAGTTGCGGAGATGTGGTGTTGTTCGGTGACGTATACGGCGCGTATATGGCAACAGAGGAACCTGTGATGTCGCTTATCAGGGTGTCGCCCTCTGTGACGCCATCAGCCTCGATATGCAGATGCCCGCGCCCAGCGTCATAATACGAATACTCCAGCAAAGCACCCGTGGAGTTGAACGCCTTATACGTCTGCATAAGGTCGTTAGGGATTGTCTGTACAGTCCCGCAGATGTCATAAGAGCGCTCGTAAGGACGCGGCTTGTTTGAGCGGTCGGTAAGGCTGTTATTTGGCGATGTTGTCTGGTTATTAGTCGCCGTGTAGTTGGCGTTTGCAGACATGTTCAGGCCGAACAACTTAGCGATTGGCTTAAGGATAAAACCAAACACCTTACTAACGGCGCCAAGCGCCCCGCTACCAGCTCCCTCAATAATGTGGTACACGGCGTCTTCGTCTTTAAGCGCATCGAAGTCGTCGGTTACATCAGTATCATCGCCAATCTCGCCGAGGTAGACGCGCACCGGCACGCCGTCCGGAATACGGCTAACAACAAACTCCATCGGCATCCCGACGTGTTTTGTACGGTCGAAAGCGCCATCAGCGTTTCGCGAGTAGTGCAGGATTATCGCCAAAATTCAATCTCCGTGTACGTGTCTCTGAGGTCCGCCAGCCTGTCAAGCCGTACCTGGCGGGATGCAAGCTCGCAATGACTCACCATCCCGTCGAAGTAAACTCCCGCATGCCACACGATACGACCCCCGCGGCGATAACCCATAAGCACCGCGCAGAAGTTTTCAGGCTTATCAATTTTTGTAAGCCCCTTCGTGTCACGGTGGCCTTCGTCAAACGCTTCGTTAATTGCCGTAGGGCTTGTAACGTCGAACGCAGGGGTTTCTAACCCTGCATCCGCGCGGACAATGCGCACGTGATGCCAGCAATTGCGTTTGCGAAAGTCGTAAGGTATGCCCGTGTAGTCGTTAATATTCATGTGGTCAACAGGCCGCGTAATAACGGTATCTCTTTAGGTGTCATCAGTATACCAGTGCTTCGTTGGTTCAGCATAGGTGTACCGACATCTGCGGAGAACTCGCCTTTCTCCTGGTTGATAGCCTGTAACTCGTACACGACCGGGCCGTCCGCCGGATAAGACAGGTCGGTACTGACATAACGGCGGAAGACGAATTTCGGCAACTCGGTGTTACTCATCGGGATTTTATCCATCTCATCGTCCAGTTGATTGAGAATATCCGGTAGAGTAAACGTCGTCGTCTGGTCCATATCACTGTTGTTAGCAGCCCCCGACGCTTCCATCGGGGTGGGTTCGAATGTGATAGTTTCGCCGGTTTCCAGTGTCGCCGTAAGTTCCTGCAGCCCGCGCACAAGATAGTACGTCTTCGACAGCAACGGGTGGCTGATTTGCAACGTGATGTAGTCCATCTCACCATCTGGGTTCGACGCCAGCTTACGGCGGTAGGCTGCTTCTACTGATTCCTGACTCATTGCATCGGGTCCCAAATTCGTGGAAACGTTGATTGCGCGGTTCCGTAGGCTTTAAGGAAACACCCCAGCCCGTCACCATAGCAACCAAACAAATCCGGCAGATTGTTAATCAGGCACTGGTTCTCAAGGTCCTGGAACGGTGACTTCTCGGCGGTTGCCGTGAAAGTAATCGTCCAGTTAATGCCGTCTTCTGTGGACTCTGCGATGGTTGACGTGATTGTTACTTGGTAATCCTGAATACCCATGCCGAAGTCATGCGCCATCCAGAAACTTGACGCACCACCATCGACTTTTTCGAGGAACGACAGAAACGCCTGACGCCCCAGCGCTGAGGTAATCAGGGTTACGCTTATCGGGAACACGTCGTAATACGTGTCGCGCCCCTGACGTACACCGCCGCCAGCTAAATCAACACTCCAGACGTTGTTGCGTCTGGTCATCGAATAGCCTTTCGACACCACCGGCTTAAGGCTACGTGGGAAATATAAGTCGCTCATTATTTAAACCCCGGCGCATTTCTTGTGGCCTTGCGGGCCTTGCTAATCTTACTGTTGCTGTTCTGCAAAGACGCGGCAACCTGTTCTTCAATGATGATACGCAGACGGCCTTCATCATCCTGCTCGGTGGATACGTTGCCAATCTGACTCGATGTATTATTTACAATGGTAACATTAGATGGGCCGGAAGAAGACCCGTTTTGCCCCATAATTTCTTTCATCTGCTGCGCGGTGCGTACACGCGATGCGCCAGCGGGCATGATAACTTCGGGTTTACCACGTTCAGCGATAGTAGAAGCCTGCCCCGCGGATAACTGACCGCCCTGTTCACGTGCTGACCTGATAGCTGAAATCTGCGCCATACCCGCCCCAACGGCAGCGGCAGCGGCTACAGGAGCCAGAAACGGGCCAACAACAGGGATAGCCGCCGTAGACTTGTACGCCTCAATAGCCGCGGTGTACGTGGCGATAGTGGCCTGCACAATAGCGAATGCTTTGTACGCGCCGGAAGCCTCACCCAACGCAGACCCGATGTTTGAGGCCATGTTACCGAAGGCGGTTGCCGTTGCGTCGGCGCGCTTGGTGGCGTATTGCTCGTTGATGGCGTTAAGCGCGGCCTGATACTGCTTCTCGCTAATAAGCCCCTGCTCACGGTACTTATCTGCTACCGCCAGCTTCTGCTGTTCCTGGATGTCGAGAAGCTCAAGCTCAGTAGCGTTCTGGCCCATAATCTGAGCCATGAAGTCGTCACCTTTCTGTTGCTTTTCCTGCTGCTCTTTTCTTTTCTTATCCAGTTCTTCCTGTCGGGCCTGCTCGGCTGTGAGCATAATCTGCGTTTTGGCGTTTTCGTACTGCTGCTGGCTTATTGTTCCGGCACGGTTGAACTCTTCAAGTTTCGCCAGTTTCTGTTCTTCTGCCGCCGTGATGCGAGAAATTTCGTCTCCAGTAGTGCGGTCGACAGTAGCCAGGAAATCTTCAGCGGCTTTCTTCTGACGTTGCGCCGCCGTTTCTTCACGTTTGGCCTGCGCCGCCAGACGTTTCTCGTTAGATTTAGCCTCGCGGTCTGCCTTCTCTTTCTCGGTCTTGTCAATGCGGGCGATGTCTTGCTGCGCTTCCGCGTCACGGGCGGCGTTATACGCGGCTATCTGTTCTTTGGTGACAGCTTCACGTTTAGCAAACGCCTGCTTATCCAGTTCAGCTTGCGCCCGGATACGCTCACGGTCGCTTAAGATGGCGATTTGCTGGTTTTTGACGATAGCTTCGTTCTGTTCCTGGAATCTCTGCGTGGTTGAGTTGACGTTACGGCCGAGATTCTTTTGGGCCTCCGCCACCGCGTTTGCCGACTTCTCCGCGTTCTCCAGTGCCGTGGCGTTCTTGTTGGCGTTGTCAGTCAGGCGGATAAGTTCCGGGTTCAACTGTTTTGTATTACCTAGCCAGTCAGTAAACACATCGGCGATACGGCGTGCATTCTCGGCGGTCGGCTCTTTGTTAAACGCGCTCTGCGCCGCTATCATCTCCAGCGCCTGGTCGCGGTTAACCCCAAACTTACTGCTAAGCTCTGCGATATTCTGCGCCAGCATGTTGACACCTACGATGTTACCTTCGTAAGTGCCGCCGAGTTTTTCTAATGTGTCGCCTACATCCGCACCCTTAGATACCAGTGCATCGTACTGGCTGATCGCCGATGCCGTGGAGGCTTTCCATGTTTCCCACGATTCTGCGTCCTCACGAACGGCTTTAGCTGTTTGCTGTGCGATAAGGTCAGCGTTAGCCTTAGCCAAAGCAAGCTGAGTCTCCGCCGCTTCTCTGCTGATTTGGGTAAGCTGGATAAGGCCGTCTGTCAGTTCAAGAGAACCGGATGCCGTTTGCTGGAAAGTATCTTTTAACTGTTTCTGTGCGGCTTCGAGGTCTTTTGAACTCCCCTCCGCCTCTGTTAGCGACTTGTACAGGACCCCGCCGATTGCGGACGCAAGAGCAATTACAGCCCCAAGCACCGCACCACCTGGGCCGAAGGCACCCGCAAGCTGCGAACCTTGTTGCCCGATTGCTACGAATGCGGACGTACCAGATTGCAACTGGACAACCATGTCCTGCACCTGGAAGCCTACCTGCCCGGCGGCGTTACGGAACTTGGCAAAACCATCGGACGCGGCTTTAGAAGTAGCTGTGTTAGCTTTACTAACATCCGGCGTTAGTTTGTTTACAGATGTGTCCGCTCGGTCTGCGGATGCCGCCATAGCGTCAAGCTGTTTGGCAGCGACGTCAGCCCCTTCAGTTTTTACTCTGGCGATTAGGGAAGCCGTATCAGCCATCTTCTCTGCCCTCAAATATTCCGTCTAAGCCCATGATAACCTCGGCTTCGAACAAACTTATGCCGTAACCGGCGACATCACGAAACGCTACCAAATCTTGCCATTTGAGCGCGTCGCGCGGGATTATAACGATAGTATCATCTGTTTCGCGCTGTAGGAATTTAATGGCACGGTATTTCTCGAACACATCGATAAGAGAAACGGGGCATTCTGGCCCCGTCGCTTCTTTCATCTGCGGTTCTTTAATCACGCCCATTGCAATCAAAGCCGCCTGGTGGCCCGCCGCGATGTCGTCAAATTGCTTACGCTTATGGCGGTCAACAAAACACCATTGCGCAAATTCATACAGCGCTTTTACTTTTCCGAGAGTTTCTCGCGGCTATCGGTGTGGTGCTTAACTACAGCTTCTGCCAGTCCGCTGTACTGGTCGAACAGGTTAGCCAGCGCCTCTTTGCTGAACGGCTCATCGAATGACCAACCGGTGACGATTTCCACGGCAAGCTGCTTGTTCAGGTCCATCACCCGCCAGCCCTTCTCGTCGTTATAGCGCGCCCAGTTATTCAGCGCCTCACACTCTTTATCTAATGGCGCGAGTTCTTCCGTAAGGCGTCTAATTGCCGTTGTGTAGGCGCGGCCTGCACGAACACCTGCATCACAATCAGGGCCTATGACCTGCAACCATTCGCCGGAGTCTTTACCGCTCGGCAGAAGGATAGGCATTTTAGTACCAGCAGCGTGGCGGTCAGCAAAATAAAAATCAGAAAGTTTCATTCTTTAATCCTTTGGTTAAGAGGTTACGGGTTAAGGTTAATGCGCCAGACGGGAACCACCCGCTTTTCGTGTGCGACACTAGGCGCAAACTTATTCTAGCACACTACTTGCACACCCCAATATAATAGGGTACTATTCACCTGTAACTTACTGAGGGAACAATTATGCGTAAATTAGTATTAGCTCTGGGGCTTATGTCTTTTGCTACTTTTGGGGCCCCGTGCGAACAGGTATTTAGTGAATCTGTTCTTATGACTTCTGGTGTGCTTGAGAAAGCCGACCCTACTATTGTAAAGGCATTTAAGGACTCTACAGTTCGCGAGTGTGAGGCCGCCGTAGAGGTTGGTAAATCGGGCCTACCCCCGCAAGCCGTAACCTACACGGTAATACGTTCTGTAGAGAAAAACGGAGATGCATTCTACAGCCTACTGACAGCCACGCGTCTGCAAATGGTAATGACCGGATGGGCAATAGGTGCGGAAAGTAAATAGTCGCCTTTATTTAAAGGAATGCACTGTGGTTAAATAGGACAAATCCTAAACACGAGGAAGTAAGCATGGCCCAGAAGAAAATAACCGACGAACAGTTGCAGGAAGAATTGAACGCCGGTATGAAGAATATCGACATCGCCCGTAAATACGGCATCTCCGACCGCGTTATTCGTATCCGTAAAGCGAAGCTGGCTAAGAAAGGTGTAGGCCACGGGCGTGACGTTAGTTACCTTGTACCGGACGGCTACAAGATTAAAGGAACGTCATCACTGGTGGATGAGTTTGGCAACACCAAGTTGCAATGGGTTAAGACCGACACCGATGCCGAACGTCAGGTTGAATTGATGAAAGCCGTAATCGAAGGCATGAAGTCGGAGATTACACCAGTTGCACCTGTTAAAGCCGTTCGCGCCAAACGAGACGACAAGCTACTCAACCTTTACACTGTGTCTGATTTCCATCTCGGTATGCTGGCCTGGGCTGACGAGAGCGGCGACGACTGGGACATGAAGATTGCGGAAGACCTGTTCTCCCGCTGGTTCGACGCAGCGTTCCAGAAAGCACCGGATACCGGAACAGGAGTTATTAATCTGCTGGGCGACCTTGCGCATTTCGATAGTCTGGACGCCGTTACACCTGCCAGTGGTCATGTTCTTGACGCTGACACCCGCTATCAGAAACTTGTACGCTACATGATTCGTATGGTCCGCCGTGTCATTGATATGGCTCTCGTTAAACATAAAAATGTTCGCTTGCTTATCGTGCAAGGTAACCACGACGAAAGCGGAATGATTTGGTTAGCTGAGATGTTTAGTACGCTGTATGACAATGAGCCGCGTGTGTTCGTCGATACGTCGCCGGATGTTTACAAGATGGTGCAACACGGCAAAACGACGCTGTTCTTCCATCATGGGCATAAAGCACGATTCGACGCTATCGAACCGGTTATGATCGCCAAGTTCCGCAAAGCGTTCGGCGAGAGTGTTTACAGCTACGCCCACGTGGGTCACCTGCACCACCAAAAGATTGTAGAAAGCCGTAACATGATTGTTGAGCAACACCGCACTCTCGCGGCTAAAGATGCATATGCCTCCCGCGGTGGGTGGATGTCGGGCCGCAGTGCAAACGTAATTACTTATAGCGCCGAATATGGCGAGGTCGCACGTTTAACTATTTCACCGGAGATGCTTGGGTGAAAGATATTGTGATTTTCGATTTAGACGGGACATTGGCAGATGGTACCCATCGTTTACACCTGCTGCCGAAAGATAACTACGGCGAAACCTGGGCGTGGAAACCATTTAACATGGCGTGCAAAGACGATGCACCCATTAAAGATAACATCGAACTGTGTAACGCCCTTAATCGTCGCTATGCCGTTATTATCTTAACAGGCCGTAGTGATGACGCGGAAAAAGAAACCAGAATGTGGTTGCAGCGCCACCGCGTCGAATTTTATCAGTTAATCATGCGCAGCAAACACGACAACAGAAAAGACATCGTAATTAAAGAAGAGGTGTTGCGTGCTATTGGGCCGGAGAGAATCTTGTGTGCATTCGACGACTCTCCAGCGGTAATAAAGCATTTCCGCGAACTCGGCATAACCACTCACGCAGTTACTGAATACGACTGTAACGGGAACTCTACACACTTAAAACCACATGGGAGTGATAAATAATGGCTAAGGTAATTATTCTTAATGGTCCTGCGGGCTGCGGGAAAGACACACTTGCTAGGGCGCTGGTAGAAATGGGCTTTGCGAAGGGTGTCGCCAGTTTCAAGAATCCGATGTTCAATATTGCTATGGCTGCGTTAGGCCGGGATGCTTACCGCGAGTTTCTCGACGGCTACGACGACCGGGCGCGGAAAGAAAAGCCAGAGGGTTTCCTTAACGGGTTGTCTCGGCGTCAGTTCATGATTGCCATTTCCGAGCAATTCATTAAACCGGTATTCGGTGATGATTATTTCGGTAAGTATCTTGCCGGAAACTTGCCCGACGGCGACGAAGTTTTTGTGGTGTCTGATGGCGGGTTCGCCAGCGAAGTAGCCCCTATCGTTGCCGCGGGGCATGATGTGAGAATCGTCCGCTTGCACAGAGACGGCCATACGTTTGAAGGGGACAGCCGCGGTTACCTGTACGATATTGATGGTGTAAAAGATTATGACACCTACATCATACCGGGTTACGTTAAATCGAACGCTATAGGCATTGCTTTAAGATTAGGTTTGTAAGAAAAAGGCCCCAAACGGGGCCTTAGTTTTATGCGTATGTGATACGCTGAATAACAATAGACGACTGGTACTGGTTGCCAGTAGCCTGGCCTTCAATAGACTGAGTGATTGACTCAGGTCCTCCAATCTCAGGTGTAACCGCCGTAAGTTCTGCACGTTTCAAACTGAAAGACATAGCCCCGTTTACCCCAGCCAGAATAGAGTTAATCTCCACCTGCTGCTCGTTGATAAACTTCTGAATCATCGCCATGTCGTACAGCTTACCGGAGATGGAGAAGGTGTTAGCTGCTCGGCTACGCTCCACAAACGCTACGTTAGTGTTGCCGAGTTCGAACTGTGCGGACGCGCTGTTGTCGTTGGTGATAGTAAGGCTATCACAACGCAACGGCGTAGAGCCATCGAACACGGAAACGTCAACCGAAGAGAACGGCTCATCACCAAAAGTAACAGATGAGAAGTTGGAACCGGTCGGCGGCGTAGTGAGAATCTCCTGACTGCGACCGATGAATGGGAAGCTGCCAGTTACCATCGCGTTAACAGCCTGTTCGATGGTAAAACCAGAAACTTCCACGCCTTTGGTTAACGTGTACGCGTCAGTACCGCCGCACTGGCCTTTGTACCAGGTAAGGATAGAGAACGTCTTACACGTGTTACCGGTTTCCAGCGTGTCGCCGGTTTTAGCCTTACTAGTTTTTGTCTCGGTGGTCAGGGTGTGTTGGATGCCCGCACCGGTAACAACCGTAGCCGTTACTGCAGTAACAATAAATGGTTTTGCGTTATCGCCTGTTAAATCGGTAAATGCAATCAGGTCGCCTACCCCAACTCCGTCAGTGATAAAACTGCCGGTAGCGCGTGTGAACGTCTTGCCCGCGGGTGCGACGGTAATCGACAGACTGGACAGGGAAACACCGGATTGCCACGTAGAGCCTAAAGCACCAGCCAGCCAGTCATCCTGGCTTTTCGAGCTAAGCTCGATCGCGTATTCACCGCTAACCTGTTTGTTACCGGTGCGGATGGATGTAGTTTCACGGCTGCCGTCCAGTTCGTTGGAGGTCAGCGTGTCGCGGGTGATAGCAGGAACACCGCCAGTGTTACGCAACGGTGACCAGACCGGGTTAGTCGGTGTTACGCCCGGGGTGACTTCCGCCACATAGAATTGCGCGGTATTCGCGCCCTTAAAAGGAGTTGTAGCCATATTCACAGCCTCTTGGTGAATGCAATAAAGTTAATTGACAATGGTCGTTTGGCCCATCCGTTTTCTACAATCAGCGGCCCCAGGCTAACCGATTGAACCTCGGCGCAGATGTCGTTACGTGAAAATGACTTACCTGCTTTAAACGCCGTGTTAAGTAAGTCTGCCATTTTATTGATTGGCGCGCTACCTTTCACCGATGCGTAGTTAATGTCTACCTGATAAACACCGGCGCGTTGTTCCGTGAAGAACAAATCCGCCTGTTCCGTATCCGCAAGTAACATGTAACTTGCCAGATATGGCGTATCGGTTGACGTCGGCGCGTCGATGTTTTCAAGCGCGACCTTGATGCCGTTGGCGGTTCCGAAGGCTACCAGCGGAACATCGAACGCTTTTGTTAAGTCCTCAAAGTAGCCCATCATTTCACCTTGTTGGCTTCTTCGTTAATGAGTTGCTGGAAGCGAGACACATTAGTCCTGACAACCCCGGCTGGCGCCTGTTGCGACCAACCATACTCCAGCCGTTGCGCATACGGCAGATTATTTGTCAGCGTGAACTCATGCCAGTCAGCGGCTTTCAGCACGAAACTCGTAGCGTTTCCGGTTGCTGTGTTTCCTGATTTATCCGTAGCGTCCGTAATCCCGGAAGCAGGAGTACCGCCAGATGCCATCCAGTTCATACGAAAGCGGCCAGTGTCTACCGGACTCGCCTTTATGATAGCGGAAAACAGCTTGATAGACACCTGACGCATCACCTTCTCAGGGTTCTTCTTCGCCTTTTCCACGAACTTAGAGACATCGAGCGCGAAACTCATTTTCTCACCTGAATGAAGTAAGCCGCAACGTCATCGTTAACCATCTTCTTCTCAATGGATACTACCGACCACTGCTCGCCGCCGAATTGCACCTTGTCTTCCATCTTAGGAACGACGCTGCAATCGGCTTTAACAATCATGTCTCCCGCCTGAATGGTTGTGCCGTTAACCAAGCCCGAGTTAACCGGAACGGGTACGGCTTTCAGCGGCAGCACTTCATCATCTGACCAGATGTATTCGCCGAGAACTTCATCCCACACTTTCGAGCCAGCGCGAACCAGAGATACCGTGCTGCCGAATTTGGTTAGTAGGCGTGTACCCACGCCTTGCATACGTTTACTAAAGGCGGTGCTCATTTTAACACCTCTTGCAGCGTCAAAAGAACACCGTAACTGTGCAAGACTACCGCGGTAAGAAAACCAAAAACTACACCACATGTGAACTTATTCATCAGGCGGCCTCCAGTCTCGAGATAACCAGTAGCGCGGTAGGCGCTTGCGTTACTGTTGATGTGGCACGGAGAACTTCAACATCTTTAACACCGGGAGTGGTGTAAATAGGCGAGTCGGCCATCTGCGTAAGTACGCCACGCAACTTAGCTGGTGTAATTTGCCCGGTCGTGTTGTCAGGTAGCTCGGACCCGATTAGCGTAAATATCTCTGTTTTAGTCTTCGCCATTTTTAACCCCGGTACACATTAAATGAGAAGCCGTTGTTAAGACCGCCACACAGTAACGGGCGTAATGCGTCGTCCGCAGCGGTAATAGCGGTTGTGGCGCCGCTGTTGCCGTTGTTGAAGTATGTCACTGTCACAGCACCCTCAACACGCTCAGTCTGCACGGAACGCCCATCTGAGTTAGCCCGAACATCAGTACCCGCACCATACGTAACCGCAGCGATTACTTGTGCCCGGATTAACTGCGACGGGATAACATTATCCGCTACGGTGAAGCCGTTTAGTGTTGTTCCTGTACGTGGGTACGCCAGAGACTGTTCGGCGGATGCACGTCGACCGCACATCTGAGGTTCCGCAAGCCCAACATAAGTAGCGCCGTTGCGCAGGGCCACCTCTGCGGCGGTATCGTCTGCCGGCAACACAAGACCGTAATTAGCCGCTAACGCGCGGGCGTCGGCCAGACTAACGTAACTGTCAGCGTTAGGTACTATCGACCCGTCTTCCACGATTAGCGGCATAAATTATTCCTCTGATTTAGCCCGACGCTGGCGGCGTGGTGTCTCTTCTTTAGCCGATTCTACCACGGTGCCTTCTGGTGCGAAACGAGCATCTACTACACGGAACCCCCGACGGTTATATTCTCGCTTCTGCTCGATGGTAATCGGCATTGGTACATATTTAATTTCCACTTTAATTTCTCCTAGTAAAAAGGGGCCGTAGCCCCTTTGTTTTTACCACTAACTGTATCACTTGTCCGCGTCGGCGATTGCCAGAGTACCGAGGGTGTGTTTGCTCTCGGCAACAGCTTTGTCCCAGTTGGTCGCGGTGAACAGTTCTGCGTCCAGCGGAGATTTACCGCCGTTGGCGACATCCCAGCTATAGCCTTTCAGTTTCAGGCCGAAGCTGTAATCCGCCTGCCAGGTGGTCTGGATGCGGGTGTTACCGTTGCTGGTATCAATGTTGCTGATAATATCAGAAGCATTATCAACGATGATGCCGTTTGCAACTACGGACAGGACCTTAGTCTTGTTCGGAGTACCGGCCTCGTACAGCGCAGGAATGTCAGAGATTACGTAACGCTTGCCGAGAACATCGACAACCATAACGTTACCGGCAACGAACAGCTGGTTTGCGTTAGTCAGCGCTTTATCTACCAGCGTGTGATAAGCAGCACCAGTCATGATGTCGGTAATCAGCAGCTGAGACTGGTCGCCGAATTTAGCGTGGCTGTTGTTCAGCACGTTCAGGGACAAGCCAGCGGTCGCGGATACATTGTTAACCAGTGCAGTCTGACCTGATACCGCGGCAACGGCGGCACCAACAGCGGTGTTAAGCTGGTCCGCTAACAGTGCGTCAGAGAAGCCTTCGGAAATAGCACGAATCGCGCTCGCCGGGTCTTCGTTCAGCCAGGTCATTTGCGCAGGCTCGAACAGTACCGGTCCGAAGCCGCCAGCGACTTTAACGCCTACATGCTCGCCCTGAGTCAGCGCGGTAGCTGCCTGAGACGCGATAGCGGCGTAACGGTCAACGCGGCGTTTAGCGGAGGCAATCTGGTTAAAGAAAGACTCACGGGAGAAATCACCGCGCCATGAGGCAGTAGACAGTACAATTGCGCCACCGGAGGCCGCGTTAAACTGGTCAGTTTTCTGACCAAGCAGTTCGATAGTGGTACCGACGATATCGTCGTTATAAACCTTCATATCTGACAGAGACATATTCTGTTATCCTCGTTTGCCGTATTTGGCGTTAAGTTTTTGCTGGATTACGTCCGCACCACCGGCCCCGCCAGTAGAATTTTTGTTACCGGAAGCCCCGCCGCCGGTTGCTGCATCTGCTTTAATCAGATGCGAAAATGCTTTGTGCTCACGCAGATACTTTTTAAATTGCTCTGCGTCGGTGGTGATGACATTACCATCTGCACCTGTGAACTTGGTCACAACGTCATCGCCGTCGAATTCGGTCTTGACCATCATAGCGATGATATCCGCTGCGCTCTCATCAATCAACATTCCAGACAACTGGCTGATAACTGATTTACGTTCTGCGCCGAGGATACGCTCAGCCATTTTGCTAATCTTACCGTCCTTCTCGGCGAGAACTGGCTCATACTGACTGCGTAACGTTTTCTCGAATGCCTCAAGTTCGCCGTTCTGTTTTGCGCGTTCCTGTTCGGCTTTCAGCTTCGCATCTGCGGCTTCTTTCGCGGCAGCGGCGGCAGCTTTCTTTTCAGACAAGAGTTTCTCGTTGTTAGCTTTAAGACCGGATACCAGCGCGTCAACTTCTTCTTTGGTAAACGTGGTCTTAGTCTCTTGTTGTTCGATAGTTTCGTCTTTCACTTCTTCGCTCATCAGTATGTCCCCTGGACGTTGGAATCCGGGCCACCCGGATTTACATGTCAAGAATAAATTATTCCAACATACAAGGCAACTATTCCAGAATATTCCTCACGTAATCCTGCAACATGAACACTTTAAGTCTCAGTTGCCGTACACATTCTGCGTTCTGGACGTCAATAGCTAAATCCTCGTCCGCGTCGTTACTTGGCAGTGCCAGTTTGCACGGCGGCTGCATCATCGTCGTATCCGGGGATGGAATTGGCGTTTGCGACGGCGCGGGACTTGAGCTGCACGCGCTCAGGGTCAAAAGTGCACACGCTGCGGCCAGGCGTTTTAATGTACTTAACGACTTCACGGGTGATTACCTCTGATTTCGTCTTGCCTTCGTTATCAGCGGCTGCGGCCTTCGACTCATCCTGCTGCTGCCGTTGTGTTTTCTTAGCTAACTCAGCCTGTGCTTTCTGCTGTTGCTGCGAAACGAGATTTGCCCGGCCTCCGTTCCAGCCGCTGCGATACTGGTAGATGCCGTGTGCGTAAGCCAGGATGATGAAACATGCTCCCGCTACGACAGTTGCTTTAAGATTCATGTTTCCCCTTTCTCGATAAGTAAAGCCCCGCCTTAAAGCGGGGCGCTAGTCCTTATCATTTAAACATAGAAACGGCGTAATCTCAGTAAACCAGTTACTTTTTACACAAGCAATAGAGTATGGCCCTTCCGAACGCGTCAGCGTAACTACACTCAGGACTTACGTCCCGCTCCGTTACCTGCCCGCGCCGCGGTCGCTTGTTCATACTTCACAAGCTCAGGTGGAGCTTAGCACATTTTTGGTGAAAAGTCAACTATTCGAATAGCTTATTCCAACATTTACAATTGAGTGGAATAACTGGAATACGTAAACAAATAGTTTGCAGACACCAACATAATAGGGTACTATTAAGTAAACGTATAGTGGAGGTGGTTATGATGGTAGCAATTTCATTTGTGTTACTGGTTAATTTAGGATTGTTTGTGTGGGCTGTTAGCGGGGTCGAGGACGCAGATAGCGGGAATGGTGAACTTTGATGAAAAATAAGGCCCCGAAAGGGGCCTTTTATCATTCTGGCTTAGTAACCTTCGCCGCTTTGCTTACGGCCTCTACACCATCGGCATCAGTAACTTTAACAAAGTATTCGCCAACTGCATTAACCGTTAGAGACAAAGCCTCTTCCGGGGCGTTTACCACTTCCTTACCGTCTTTGTACCAGGTCAGTACACACGGCGCTTTACCCGCCTTAACTTCGACGGTGATGGTGGCGCTACCGTCGACCAGCTCGGTGTCTTTCGGTTGCACCGAGAAATACACGTCACCTGCATCCGCCAGATACGGAATTTCATAAAGCATGCCCGCCGCGGGTAACGCAATACCGGTTTTATCTGCAAACGGCATATCGTCTTCGGGTGTACCGAGTACACTTTCATCATCAATAAACACCACGTTCTCACCAGAGCCAGACACGCGGGCGTACTGGACTACGCGACGTGACGGTACATCAGTTACTTTGAAAAAGCCCATCATTAATACCCTTTCAGATAATCAGCAACACGTTTATCGAGTTCCGCCATCTGCTTAAGCGTGAGCGGATTCCCGAAACCATCTACAGATATTACGCGAAACTCTTCCGGCGATATACCGCTGTTACGGAAAATCTTACCTCGCACCGGGCCGAGCGCCTGGTCCTGAAACCACGCCGGTTGTTGTTTAAGGAACTCGTAGTAAGTGGTGTCTGCGCTTACCTGAGTGCCACCTTCCGCGCCTTTAGCCGCGCGTTTTGCGCCTTTATCGAGGAAGTCGAACTCGGAACTGATTACCGGAGCCGTGCACGACCGGCAGTTCGGATGGGCTGGGGGTATCGGCCCCTTACCAATTTCCCACGTCATCCCGTCTCTGACCCTGCAAATCGTACTGGTGCGGCTGTCAAGCGTTGACACCCACTCGTACTTCTCGATGATGTCGTCGTTCTGGCGGTACGTCTCGTTACGGGCTTCGTTGGACACGTGAGACAGCGCGGTGCGGATGACGGTAGCGGCGTTACGCTCAGAGATGTCAGCCAGCCCACCGGCGCCTACTACATTCTTAACAATCTGCCGTGTTGTTTGACCTTGTACAAAGCCCATCTTAACGCTGGTTACAAGACGTGCTACTTCCGTTTCACCCCAACCTGACATCAGTTTAGTGAAATCAACTGGCTTGCCACTCAATGATAATGGCTGAAACTCAGCAGCGGCCCACACCTGTTCGGCGGTGGGCGTAACAAATTCCGCATCTACGTTGGCGGTCAGGGTCTTTACGTTCCACTCAGCTTCATACACCGCCAGTTCCTTGAGGTCTTCTGCCAGCTTTGTTTGCCAGTCACCAGTAAGTCCTGTCAGTACTTCTTCAAGGTCACGTAACAGTTTATTCAGTCGCGCAGTGCTGCGACCGTCGTCGCCGAATAGCAGCACCTGCCGTTTGATTTCGTCCCGCATCTCCTTAATGAACGGCGCGAGGTCTTTCACCTCACCGGATGCGGTGCGTTGCAGCCATATTTGGTGGCTGATTAGTGATGTAAGTAAGCTCATAGATAAACCCTGTGGCGCTAAAGTTAATAGCATACTATAAGAAAGCCCCTTTCGGGGCTATATGTGAACTTACTGCTGGGTGGGGTCTTTTTGCTGCGCCGACTGCGGAATCTCCCCAGCCACCTGAGCAACAGCACCTAATGGCAGAGGCGCATCCTCGATAGCGTTCTGAATGTCCTCGTCTGTCCAGTCAGTTACCCCCGCCTTACGCAACGCAGCATAGTAAGCGGTAGCCGGTAACAGGCCCGCGTTAATATCCGCCATCCACTGCGCGCGGTCCTGAGCGGTCATTGGTTGCAGGAAGAACTCCATGTTCAGTTTGAACTCAATTTCAGTGCTGTCGCTAATCCCAAGCATACCCGCGACCCAGCGCAACGCATCGGTATACGCCATGCTTACGTTACGTGCGATTGTTGCCATAACGGACGTATCAGCGCCGCGTTGCAGGCGTGCCGATTCCGCGGTGATTTGCTGCGTCGGGGTAATAAGCTGTGCACCAATCTGGATTGCCTGGTTCTCTTTATCCAACATGTTCTGCTTGGCTAGGTTGTTCTCACCGGCCTGGACCAGAAACGCATTGCCGCCGTAACCGATGTTATGGCCAGAACGTGACCCCATACGCACTCCGTGAGGGTTGGCTTCTTTCCATTGTCCCATGCTCATGTTCTCACCGGGGGCGATGAACAGAGTAGGCTGGCCTACGACGAAGCTGGACTCCTCATTGTCCGCGCTGTTGCGGAAGTGCCCGATATTAAGTTCAGCCAACGGCAGCAAAGGTGCATCGTCAGGGGTTGAGTCGTTATTTCCCGCGCCGATGAACGTGAACGGAATCACCCCGACCGGAATATTACCGAGTTTCGGGAATATTTCGATATAGCCACCTTCCGTCAGTGCACCTTTCTGGTTAAAGCGGTACAGACGCTGGCGATACTGGCCTTCGAAAATATCAAGGACTCGGTATTGCTCGCCGTAGTTGGGGCTGAACTCATCCGCGCCATCGGTGTACTCGTATTCCTCACGCAATACAACCATAACCGCACGATTAACAGACCCGACGCGCTGGAGACGCCAGTTGATGATGTTCTCTGCGGTGTAGAAAGCGATTGTTGGGTTTAGTAAACCCTCGTTTTGCTCTGCCATGGTAGCTACTTCTACCGCGGGGGCGTCAACCAGCAAACCACCGCGACCAACAGCATCAATCTCATACAGAGTATCCTGTGCGTGCTGCCACAGGCCAACGCCCGACCCGTCACAGTTAGTGGTCAGGTATTCCATCTGAGACGGAATAATCATCTCGGGGTCTTTGCGCATTACGCTGCCGACCATGCCTGAAAGCGTTCGCTTGGTGAAGTTGTAGCAAATTGCCCCCGCTTCGTATTCAGCCTGACGCTGGCGACCGTAAACCGGGTCCGGCTCGTTCTTACTGACGTCACGTAGATACGATGTCAGGTCGCCAGAAAGCGCATGTCGCACCTTCTGCCACTTAGGGAAATACTCTTCGTACTGGCGGTGGCGGGTTTTAACGTTCTGCCCTTGCCCTGCGTTAATGTTTGCGGAAACCATTTGTTGTCCTCTTAAAGTGCGAAAGTCACCGGGATGTTGATTACTGGTTTAACCACCGGCATCTCGTAAACTACAGGATAGCCGAGAGCATCCGCCATATGGTCAATGATGCCGTCTTTAGCTGGCTCTCCGTTATCATCGTATGCCTGCTGCTCCAGCGTCTTCGCTATCTCGGGGCATAAGTGGTCATTAACCCACAGCTTACCTTTTTCCAGTGCGGTATTCACGGCTAAAACACGGTCTTTAACCGGAGGGTTGGCGGATTTAGCGCGAACATCGAAACCGGCCTGCTGGAGTAACGCAATATCTGAGATTGACGCCGAGTTGGTCTTGCGGTTCTTGCCGCTGGCGTCCGGGTAAACGACTATGCGGTGGCCCTGCGACTTCCACTTCTCAGTAATTACACGCACGGTGTCCGGCGTATCAAACAGACCTTTCAGTTCTGCCACCGCGTGCCAGCCGTCTTTACGTTGCACATACACGGCGCTGGCGTTCTTCGTAACGTTGAAGTCCTGCCCGATGTACAGTGTATCGCCCGGTTGAATTGTCTCTTTGCTGCGGTGCTTGCGACGGTCATACGCATAATACACGCTGCCGGATGTCAGGTTAACGAACTCACCGTTCAGGTACGCGTTAATCAGTTGCGCGGGGTAAGTCTCGGTCAGTGAGCTAATGTAGTCAGGCGGCAGGAATCGCGCGTTCTCGTGTGTAGAAGCCTGCACCATCGAGTAACTCGGCGTCGGGTTCTCTTTGAACTTGGCGTAGACGAACTTGAACCCTTCCGGTGTCGTGGTGACAGAGATGTGGTTAGTTACGCCGGGGATAACCAGACGCATACGGGCGACTATTTTGTTCCACGCCAGCTCAGCTTTCTCACGGCTCAATACATCAAGCTCATCCACGACCGCAGCAGCGATTTTGAAGCCGACTATCGAGCCTGGGTTATCCATAGAACGGCAGATAACTGTACCGAGCACCGTCTTACCGCGAGTAACCACGACTTCTTTGTCGCCAGATTTAACCAGCACATCGAGGCCGAGCAGGTTAGCGGCTTCCTCAAATGTCGGGTAGAAGATGTCACGGATAGCCGGGTATGTCGGGCCGAAGTAACCCAGGCGCGTACCTGGATGCTTGAGCATAAACGTAAGCAGGTCAAGGCAGCCAACAAATGTCTTTCCGCTGCCGAAGCCGCCGACATAGGCTTTGTATTTGTTATCGCAATTCAGGAACAGTGCCTGCGGTGCGGATAGCTGAATACTCAT